CACAGCGAACGCTTGACTCATCCATAGCAGATATCATACATTAATAGAAGTTCGTGATGACTAACCAACACATCACCAAACTTCAGCGTCTTACCTCAAGCGACTCTGTTGGACCAGGTAAAATAAATTCCCGATGCCATAGCAGATTAATCATCACCCGGATGATTCCTTCCAACTCTTCGTTGCCTGCCGATCTATCCTAAGCATCCGGTACAGCTTTATAATCAATTAAAAGAGTTATTAATAGGGGCAGGCCTGTTCCACACATCAACTACAGTAAAATGTTGATTGTACAACTATCCCCTACACCTATTGATACACGCTCACACTCGCAGGACTCGACGGAGAAGGGTTTCACCTCTCTATCCATGTTATTAAAAGTGTAATTATTTCTTCTATGAAATGGTGTTTCACTCTCAGGATTTGGGGTTGTTGGTGAAATTCTAATGTTTAGTCAAGGCTAAACTTATGATTTAGTCAAGGCTAAAGATTTTATGACAGAGCGCTCCCGTCGCTTGGGGCGACTTCGCTTTGGGTTTAGATTTAATAAGAAGAATAGGGAGCATCACGCTCCCAATCTTATCACTTCTCACGCTCCCAATCTTATCACTTCTCCTGGGCTTCCATCATTTCTATGACTTCTGCTTCGGTATACATCTTCTGCTTTGGTTCTCTTCTCATAGAGTCAATAAGACTACCCCATACTTTGCGACCATGAACAGCTATCGCTTTACTCGCTTCGATGGTATCGTTCTTTAATTGTTCATCTACTTCAATGTTTACTTTAATCATAATGATTCACCATTTAGTTAATTAAGAATTGATATATCAAGACCACAGGTCAAGTGAACGGATGTGAACGTATCGATTTACTTTTTCAACGTAATTCATCAACTACATCCATTCTCACCGGGTAGGGTCTTTAATAATACTTCTCCCGCACGCACTCTACTGGGTATTTTTCAACCTTTATTAGCGTGTTAGTTGGTTTTGGGGGTGTGATATACTATTGAAATTTGCTATTATAATTTTGTAGGTGAAAACCTGTTTAACGATAAGCACCTGTGGGGAGAGATAGCTGACTGCTGAAGGTTGGTGGTTCTCTCCTTTTTTTTAATGTGAATGAGTAAGGACTTGCTATGGAAAAGGGCAATTTGTTTTATGGGGCGTCTAATCCGTTAGAGCATCGTAAGGTGAAGGCGTATGAGTTTGAGTCGTTGATTGGTAATGTGAAGGTACCTGATGTTGTTGAGTATCAAGATGTGGTTGAATTGGTGAATGATTTTACCAGAGCTGCGGATCGTGGGTTGCCTATAGTTGATAGGTTCAAAGCGTTTATAAGGGGTGAGAACAAGCTTGGCCGTAGGGTTGGACGGGTGTTGGATGTTGTAACTATTTTTCTCCCTTGGGGGAATAAGATCGAAGCCGTGAGAACGGTTATTAACCGAAAAGCTAAACCGAGAACTATGCCTAGATTAAAAGAACGATCGACCAAAGAGGGGGTTGCTGTGATTATTGGCCTTCTTGCTATGGTTGGGATTGAGTTGGATGCGGTGGTATTGAGTGAGAACATTGATATGATTATTCAGGGTGGGGGAGTGTTGATAGCCGGTGTTGCCGGGTTGATGGCTTATATCCGTCGTGAGCGATTGGATGATGATATTGATGAGTCTCTTAAACAGGCTGAATCTTCTGCCCCATCAGATCCAAGTTAATGATTACTGTTGTTCGTGAACGTGGAAAAAATGTGAAGGGAACCCATCATGTTTATACGCAGGCTGAGGCAGATGACCTTGGCCTGTGTTATGTTTATTGGAAGCATGCACGTAAGGGGGACTGGGCGTTGAGTGATGATGGCTATGTCATTGAGTGTATGAAGACCAGTGAATATTATGATTCCAGGCGGAGCAAGATTTCCCGGTTTGATGTGTCTACGATTTTTTATGCTTTTAGTGTTTCCCGTGGATCGTGTTGGCAAAAGACGTTGCAGATATCCCGGGCGCTGCGTGGAATGAGTTCGTTGGTGGGGAAGTCCTGGCAAGAGAATTTTGTATCCTCCAGAAAAGGAAGGCAATGGATAAAATTTGTTGCTGTTATGATACTGAATCGGAATATTGATTATGAGGCATTTGGGAAAATGCTGGATTTTGATCCCGATCGGTACAGGGATTCGACTCTTGTAATGGTCAAGCGGTATCTTCGTGATCCGGCAATCGAAAACGCAATCATGATACAGATGAGTGAATATTTAAGTGATAAAGGAATTACCTACGATTATGTGATGGATAAGTACAAGAGTGTCTTGGAAGATTCCATCAAAGAGAAAAAGTTCAATGATGCCATTAAGATTCTGGAGAAGTTTGAACGATGGACGGGTCTGCAGAGCAAAATTGATGGGGATAAAGTTGAGCATTCACGAGGTGAAGATATGGTTGGTGTTCGTATTGAGGCGATGCTCAAAGAGCGACAAAATCCCAAAAGTCTGCCCGGTGGAAAGCAAGGTCATAAAGTACCGGCTTCATGGAACAATCAGGTCTTTGACGAAGATGGAAACCGCCTGGAGTACATTGAAGTACCCGAAACACAGGAAAGTGATGATTAAAGCTTGTAACCACTGTGCCTATCGTAAGTATGTTGGCGATGGCCATTCGATGTGTACCCATAAGAAGATGCAGCAGACACTGGCCTGCCAGGGTACGATTAGCTTTCGACAGGGAAAAATGCTTGATCGCTGTCCTGCTATGGCCTCTAAAATAGATCCGGAGATGGAAGGTGTCAGGGATCATACCCTTTTGCGGAGAACCAACCCCATTAAAAAGTTAGCCAAGGCTAAAACCACACAGAAGCAAGGACGTTTATTTTGAACTCGCAGTACGATCACCTATTCAAAAAAGATCCGTTATTCATGGGCAAAGCTCTTCTGCCGAAGATGTTCAATGTCCCATCGGCAGAGTTTCATAAAACGATCTGCACTGATTATCTGGAAAAGAAGAGTGATCGTTTTTGCTACATTGCCCCTCGTGGTCATGCCAAGAGCTCCATTGTTGCCGGGGTGATCGCCTTGCATCATATTGAGTACGCTGATCACGATCAGAAGGTTATTCTTTTAGTTAGTAAAACTCTCTCTCATGCCGAAGGGCTCCTTGATACGCTCAAGAATATTCTTTCCGGAGAAGATGGCGACGGGCTTTATGCTTCTCATTTTGGTCGTCGTGATCGTCATAACTGCCGCAGATGGGGCAAGTCCAGGATTGAGCTTCCCAACCGCACCACCATTATTGCCAAAGGTACAGGTCAGCAGGTAGTAGGCCTGAAAAAAGATTCTCAGCGTCCGACACTGATTATCTTTGATGATCCCGAGGATATGGAGAATACCAAAACCGCCGAGTCGATGGAATATAACCTTAAATGGTTGCTTCAGTCGATCATGCCGGCCAAGGATCCCCGTGGATTGGTGATTTTGATTGGTACCCCTCAGCATGAGCTGTGTATGGTGGAAACCATCATGAAGATGAAGGGATGGGTATCCCGTCGCTGGCAGGCCCTGAGTGGGGAAGGATGGGAAAATGACTACTCCAAAGCGAAAGCTCTCTGGCCGGAGCGGCATCCTGTCGAAGCGATGATTCGTGAATATGAAAGTTCACTTTCGATCGGGATGGCTTCGGCTTTTTACAGGGAATATCAGTGTGTAGTAGTTGGTGATGGAGATCGCAAGTTCACCTTGCGGATGATGAAGCATTATCGTCTGGATAAGATTGAGAATGCCGGTGGGGTTCGTGTTCTCCATGGGCGTTATTTTTCGTTTGATCCCGGAGCCAAAGAGTATGTTCCCGGAACCAAGTTTCAGTATGCCATTACTGTTCAGGCTGGAATTGATTTGGCTTCTACGGTGACTTCCCGGAGTGATTTCAGTGTGAATTTTTTCTGGGGGCTGACCGCTTGCCGGAAATTATTTGTCTTGGAATTTGATCGTTTTCGCCATCATCCTTTGGAGACAGCCAAGCGTCTGAAGAAAAGGTTATTGCATTGGCAACCGGATTGGGTTTATATTGAACAGCAAGGGTTTCAAGTTATGATCCGTGATACCCTTCGTCAGTCGATGAATATCAACTTTCCTGGTATGGGCAATAAAATTACATATTCCGATAAAAAAGAAGATCGTGTCTATTCAGCCCTACAGCCCCACTATGCCGCAGGAAATGTGTTTCACCCGGTAAAAGAAGACACTAATTTGCGCAATGAACTACTGATGTTCCCACGGGGAGCGACCGATGATATTATTGATGCTGCAAGTACCGGCCTTTGGCGGATTCACTGGCATCAACCAGGATATGATCATATCGATAGCAATGAACAGCAAAAATATCACGAAACACCCCATGAGGCAGATCAATGGATGACAGTGTAAAAAAATCGAGTACCGGCCTGATGGCCAACGCCAAAGACGGCTACCTGGCCGACGAGAAAGCAACCGCCTACATGGATCAGTTTTACGATCCTGAAGCCAGGATATCCGAAGAGCTCTTTCAGCGATACAGTGGAAAAAGAGCCCAGTGGGAACGCAATGCAGTAAAAAGCGAAAAATTTCGTGCCGGCTACCAATGGACACGCTCACAGATTGAAGAACTCAAGCGCCGGAAGAAAGCTCCTATTGTTGTCAATTTGATTAATCCTGCCGTTGAACAGCTTAAGAGTCTGCTCACCCATAATGATCCGAAGTTCAATGCGATCCCAAGGGAAGGATCTGATCGAAAGACTGCTACGGCTTTTTCGGATATTATGAGTCATATCTGGCAATACAACCGAACTTCGGTTAAGCTTAAAGACACCATTGATGATTACTCGGTCAAAGGTCTGGGATATATGACGGCCTACTGGGATCCGTATGATGATTTTGGCAAAGGAGAAGTGATCATTGAAGATATTGATCCCTATAATATCTATGTGGATCCGCTGAGTAAAAAACGGGATTTCTCCGATGCCCGTCATATGATGGTTGTCCATGAATGGACCAAAGAGCAGATCATGGCGACCTACCGGTCCATTGATGAAAACTATTTTGAAGACCTGGCGCAACATTCTCCACGGCAGTTTGAAGATGATTTGCCCAGTGATGTAGATCTGGAAGGCGATACCGATGATTCGGATACCTACCGGGTTATTGATCGTTACTCACGACGGCGCTTGACTATGTGCCATTACCGCCTTGGTGAATTTGAATATGTTATTGAAAAGAAATATGCCGATGAGTATAAAAAAGGAATTTGTTTTGTCGTAGAAACGCAAAACCTCAAAGATCAATCCCAAACGATTGATTATATGATTGAGGATGATGAGACCTCTGCTATGGCTCAGAAGATAGCCAAGCTTGGAACGACCTGGCATGTGATGCCACAGCAAAATGAGCAAGGTGAAATTGTTCCTGTGGAAGTTCCCGGTCCTCCCACATCCCCTCAGGCACTGGCCGAAATCAATGTCGAACGTGTCTATATCCATCAGTTGGTGGACGATGAAGTGATGATTGAAACCGAATATCCCGGGCAATACATCTGGCGAGTACTGTCGATCGGAAATAAAGTATACTGGAAAGGCTACACCGATACAACCATCTACCCGATTGTCTGTTTCCCGAATCGTCATAAACGCAATCCGTATCCTCACAGTGATGTGATGACAACCATTGATCTGCAAAAAGAGCTTAATGTAACCCGGATGCATATTATGACCCATACGGCCAATACCGCAGGGCTAAAAGTAGCCGTACCACGGGGAAGCGGGAAAGTAGATGATCTGGAAGATAAGCTTGGACAAGCCGGGATTTCAGTGATTGAATACAACCATGAAGATGGCGGTGAGCCCCATTTCATGTATCCACCACAGCTCCCGTCTCAGCTCTATGAATCTGAGAAACGCTTTGAGGGAACCATCTATGAGCAGTTTGGCGTATACCCGTTTATGGGTGGCGGTCAGGGTGGGGGGCACTCCACAAGCTCCGGAATTTTAATTATGGATGAAATGGCACAACGGCGGATATCATCCAAGCGGACCGATATTGAACATTCATTGAATGTACTCGGAAAGGTGGTGGTGCAGTTGGTTCAGCGACATTATACCGAAGCCAAAACCATTCGTTTACTACAACCTTCAGGACGCTATAACGAAGTAGATCTGAACAGCCCGGTCTATGATGCCTACGACGGGCGGCTGCTCCACCGCATTAATGATGTCACCATTGGTGCCTATGATTTGATTGTCGCCAGTGGATCCACGCTACCATCGAACCGTATGATTCGAATGGAATACTTCATGAAGCTCTATGCACAGAACTTGATTGATCAGTATGAAGTCCTCAAGAATGTGGATGAAGTCGATGCCGAAGGAGTCATGGAGCGAATGGGTGTATTGAGCCAGCTCCAGGGACAGGTTGAAGCATTAAGCGAAGAAGTCAAGCGGTTGGAAGGTGATCTGCAGACAGCCGATCGTGAAGCTGTCGGAGCAAAGAAACGAGTTGAAGTTGAGAAATTTAAAGCCGAACTGGCCCGTATGAAAGCCTCCATTGATACCGCTTTGAATACCGGAAAAGAACGTGCATTATCACAGATGCAACAGCAAACACAACAATCTTCGTCCGGATCATCCTCCGAAGTTGGAGCTGATGAAAACGATGAAGCCTTAATCACAGAACTAAACTCACTAGTATAATGGGAACAAAAAAGATAGATCATGACGATGGAACACAAGCAACAGATTCACTGCAAGGATTTTTCTCAGCAGCAGGAGCCGACAACGGTGATGACGGTGGGGAACCTGCCGGTGCAGGTGATGCAGGATCAGATGCTCAAGGCCAACAAGGCGGCGGAGACGATGGATCCGATGATAGATACATTGAACCACAATATGACCCGGATCATCCGCTCTACATCGATCCCGAAGCCGGTGATGATGCAGGCGGGGACGAGCCAGACAAGGGTGACCAGCCAAAACCAAATGCAAAACCGGCAGGAGATATCCCGGATAAAGAAAATCCGGAGCGGTTTCAATACTGGCAGTCTGTAGCTACCAAGCAACAAGAACAGCTCGACCGTCTAACAGCTATGATGGAAAAGAATATGGGCGGTGGATCTGCTCCGGCAAACGGCAATCAAGCCGATGATGATCCAGAGCCTGATCCTGCTCAGGTAATTCAGCAGAAAGAGACAGAGTTACGCTCATTAACAGCTCCGGAAAAGCCAACCAAGCCTGAAAATTATAATTCAACCGATGCCTATACTGACCCTGACAGTGTGAGTTTCAAGCATCGTGTAGCCATGGATGAATGGAATTCAGATTTTGCTGATTATTCCATGAAACGCCAACAGCTACAAGATGAAGTCTATAATGCCAAGCTGAAAAGCCTGGAAGAGCCTGTTAGTGAAATCAAACGTGAGCGCCAGCTAACCAACAGGGATAAAAAAATGGTTGCTACTTTGAAAGAAAATTACAAATTTGATGATCAACAGGCGCTGGACTTTATTCAGCAGATGAGTAAACCAGAGTCTATGAGTCTTGACAATTTAGTCAAATACTATCGTATCACACAGGGTGTAGAAAGCCCGAACGCAAAGAAAAGCACCGACAAGAAGCAGGAAAACCGATCTCGTAAAAGAGAAGCCGCTCCTCCCATTCCAAACGGATCGGATGCAGGATTTAGCGTTGATTATGATATTGATGAAGAAGAGCTCCAACAAGGCCGGCAATTCGGCAGTGGGCTCTTGAATTTCAATCGTTAATAAACACAAATCAAAATGCCTGCAAAAAATTTATCCAACAACAGTCTAGGTATACTGTTTCAGGATCGTAGAAAGTTCTACCTCCCTGAAAATACTACCAAGGAGTTGTGGGCGGAATCAACCCCGTTCACGACGATCATGTCTCAAAAGGGATATGAAAAGAATTTGCCTGATCCGGAATACAAGATGTTTGAGCACGAAGCATCCTGGTACCGACAGACGTTTGAAGCTGATGGCGCTCCAGGCGCATGGGCTGCAAGTGGTCTTCCCGGAGAGCTTCATGCCGGTGAATTTGCAATCAAAAACAAACGTGGTTTGGGAAGTGGCGCCGGTGGCGACGAATCCCTGATTGGTTTGGTTTTTGAAGTTTATTCAGCAGCTGGAGGATATAAAGGTGTCGTTACGGTTCACGATGTGAACGGAAGCGCTGTAAAACTTCGATCATTGGGAAATCCACGTGATGCCTCTAACGAGGTGTCTGCACTGGCTGATAACGATCTGTTTGTCGTTATGGGTAGTGCCATCGGTGAAGGTGAGACTTCTCCGGAAGCATTCGCTGATGATCTCGGATTGGTATGGAACTCTTGCCAGATTTTCCGTACTCCGATTGAAGTAACCGGAACCCTGCATAAAGCGGCCCTTCGTGGATACTCCAATGAGCTTGCCCGACTGCGGTCGGATAAAAACAGGGAGCATAAAATCCAGAAGGAACGTGCGTTTTTGATTGGACAGCGTGTTCCTGGATTGGGTCAACCTGGTGCAAATGGTGCGGATGCCGGAGAGCATACCACCAATAAGAGCGGTAAAACCGTTCGCACCACCATGGGAATCATCTCTGCACAGTACCGCTACGGCAGTGCCAGTGAGACCGATGATGATCAGGTAATCTACAACCGGGCGAAGGCATCCTACACGTATGCCAAGTTTGTTGAAGATTCTGAGAAATGGTTTTGGTATGTACCAAACAATGGCTATAAAACAGCGATTGTCGGACCTGGTGTGATGAGCTTCTTTTCTATGCTTGCCAGTAATGGATTCCATAAAGGCACCGAACAAGTCAGTATATCTGATTTGCAACGGGATCGCCTGAAGTTTCACTTCAAGTGGCTGGAAACTCCACATGGATTGATCAAGCTTGTAATGAGCCCTGCTCTGCGTTACGAATACAACAATCACATGTTGATTCTGGACGACGACAATATTTCCCTGACACAGTACCGTAAGATGTACTATGCCACAAATATTAAAACCGAAAACAACTACGATGGCGTAAAAGATGAGTATTTCAGTGATGAGGGTGTAAAAATCAACCTCCTGAAATCTCATAAACTCGTTGTCTTTAGTTAAACCGTGGAGATATATGAGCTTTAAAGAGAAATCTGTAGGCCGGTTCCTTGTCGCTGACAGTGGGCCGGTTCATATTACCGAAAAAGTAACCTATTCAGATACAATCGATCAAACCGTAGCCGGTTCCAAGATTGTGGTAGGTGTAGAGACCCTTGAACCATGTGAACTGGGGAATGTCAAAGTGGGTGTTCAACTCTCTTTTGATGGCGAGAACTTTTCAAATCCTGTGGATGTGAAAGGCAAGATTGATGCCACCAAAAAGGGAATGGATATCGTGACTGTGGATCTGACGGAGTATACCGCTCCGTTTTACCGGTTGATTGCTACTGCTGAAAAAGATGCTCCTAAAAAGAGCTCCAAAAGCAAGAGCAAAAAAGAAGATGGCAAGGAAGATAAAGATGAAACTCCGGAAACCTTCGGGTGCCTGGCGTTTCATTACGCTTCCAAATCATCCTAGTTCCGGAGTAGTTCCCGTGAGTTGAGTTGGCAAGTCCGGTTTATTCTGGGCTTGCCATTTTTATTATTAACACCTACCATGAATTATGCCTTTAAAACAACATATCGAATCCCACCTACCCAAGCAGATTGAAACCCATGAAACAGCTCAGTTTTTATCATGGCTCAAAGAAGTGTTGTATATCCTTGTTCATATTGTTGACAAAGAAAAAGCAGATGCATTTATCCATTCGACAGTTGTTCCGGAAGGAGGCCTTAATGTAAGTTTGTATCAATTTTATCAGGCGTTTAAAAATGGACGTCAAGCTACGTTTGCCCCGACTGGTGTACGGGCGCAAATTCAAGCTCCAGGATACACTGGAATTTATCAGCCCACTACAAATTTTCCGATTGCTGTCCATGAAAATGGAATGCTTTATATTTACCCGGGTGGCGGGACGATTGAAGGATTTGGGGTTAGTGTACCTGAAAATTTAGATGGTGAAGAAATTGAAAATATGCCTACACCATTTCGTATTGCAGCTATTTACTATGTCGTGATGATGGCTTATCGCAAATACATGACTGAATCACATCGGGATAAAGAGCTTCAGGAAATCCCTTCTGATTTAAGTTACAGCTTAACCATTCCTGAGCTGACCAAAGAATCTTTTACCGATACAATCACATTAAGTGATTATCCAACCCCACCGGTTGATCCCGCTATTACCGCTGATCAGGCCTCTGATCCATCGGTTACAGCACCAACGATTTCCGCTCCGGACCTTTCCTCAGAACCTGCATCGCAATATGTGAAAGTAAACCCATCGGTTGATTACCAGGATGCTATTGCACGATTTAATGACGATGATATTGAAATGCTTAATGGAGAGATCAGTCGTTTGGCCAATGAGCTTCAGCAAGAAGGTTTAAAAATGAATGATGAGCTGAACCGTGTAAATACCGAGATACGAGGCTTTCAGGCAAAAGTTGAACATAGCCTTGAACAAGGCCGATTGACGCTCTCAGCGACAGACAGTGATGCTCAGTTAAAGCTTAACAGAGAATTAACCAATGCTCAAAATAAATTGCAGGCATTGATCGAAGAAAAACG